GTAAAAGCTCCTGATAATTCTATCTCAGAAGTAGACTGTAAATTTTGAGTAGCAGAAGGGTCAAAGTCTATATCTCCTGCATTGTAAGCAGGCTGCTCACTTACTGTACCCTGTAACATATCAAAACTATTAGAAGAACTATCAGCCCACAACCTAACATCAGTACCTGTTAAACCAATTCCTGTTTGGTATTTATACCACGCTTCAAGACCTGTTTCATTAGAAGGTTGCCAACCCCCTAACATCTTAGTGCTTACTAAACTTAATGCTTGTTTAAGTGCTAACATTATATAACTTGGTCGTAGTAACAAATAGCTAAACCACTAGTTAAAGTGATAGCTGTACATTGAAGAAATAAAGTCGTTCCCGCAGGTATAGTCGTATGAAGACTTGCTGCTGCTGAACCTGTGCCTGTTTGTATATTAGAAGCTGCTATTGACGCTATTACACTTTCAGTAACAAAGTGAATTGCATAATAGTCTTTACCTGTCATTGCTGTTGTTGTAATAACATCACATCTATTTTTTCCTAGCTGCTCAGTTAATAATTGTTGTACGTTTTCTATTGCCATTTTTTTTATTTTATTGTCCGTAATATATATAGTTCGTTTCTGTCGGTGCTTCTCTTTGTGTGTATTGAACTTGCTGCGTTCCATCTTTTTCAGATAGGTTCATCTTGCCTTTTGTAACTAATCCCTGAACTACTCCTTTAGTGTCAGCCGAAGGAGTTAAAACATCATCTTCTGTTGCAGGAGCATTACCTAAAGAAACAGTTACTGTTCCTACCCAACTAACTTCGTAAATTTCGTACTTCCAATATCCTGAAGGAAATAGTTTTGTTTGCCCTAAATACATATCAGGATTTGCATTGTAGATAATTAGAATGTTAGTATATCTGTCTTTAATTACTTCACTTGAACCATAAGCATAATAAACAGATTTATCTAAGTCGTTTGTAAACTTAACTAAGTGTCTTATCTGAGTTGAAGCTACAGACGTATTAATACGATTGTCTTCAGTTTGTACAAATATTCTAAAGGATGTTTCTGTTGTTGCTTGTATCATAGTTAGTTTGTCTGTTATATAATAGAAATACTTTGAATTTATTTGTATTCAGTTAGTAATAAAAAGAAAAAGGAGTGCGTTAGCACCCCTCAATCAAGAATATATAAGAAAACTAATTAAGATTAAGCTGTAGTAGGGAAAGTTCCTGCTTCATTAATAAAGCCACTTTGGTCCCATGGAGCTGTTGTGTAATCTTCTAAGAAAGCGAAAGGCAATGCCTCTAAGCCGTCAAATGTAAGAGTGTATCCGTTTCTATCTCCAAATGCAGCACCGCTATCCATAGTACCTGCGTTTAACTCCAATCCGTTTGCCATTCCTAATGCAATAAATACATTGTGTCCGTTAGTTAATTGTTGGTTCAATTCTGCGAAAATTCTTACCTTAGATTTTCCTAAAAGCTTAATTTCATTTTGGTCTTCTTTAGTAAGTTTATTAAGCATAATATTTACAGTTGGAGTGTAGAAAATTGTTCCATTCTCTCTACTACCTGTGATAGTGTCCGTAACTGAAGCTACACCTAAAGGCATAACATATTCATAAATAGTACTTCCGTTCCAATCAATTGCGTCTATTTCTAATTTGTTAGTTGCGTCATAAGTGTAAGATACATCTTCATCAAATACAGAAAAGAATATTTTCTTTACCCCCCCCGATATGCGGTTACAGTCTAAACCTCTTCCGCGTGTAAGTGCTGTACAAGCCATTTTATTTTATTTTTTAGGTTAAGGGTGGAAGGGTTTTACCCCCTCCATCCGTAAATTTATTTATTATGATTGTCTTACAATGTCAGCTCCAACTCCTGTCTGAACTCCTGCTGAGTAACGAGCAACTACTCTAATATTGTCTGAACCGTCAAGGTTAGCCATATCTAATAATTGAATTCTTGTAGCATCTGAAAGTAAGTCAGTTCCAAAGAATAAGTTAGACTTTCTTGCTGCAATTACTGAGTTGTCAACCATTCCCGGACATACAGCGATTTTGTAACCTTCAAATACAGGCTCATATTCTCCGTTCATATTGTAAGCGTTAACATATCCTAAAGTAGATACTGCTGAAATATACATAGCGTAAGTCTTAGGGTTCATATATATATGAGTGTCCTCTTTTCCAAGTATTGGTGAAACATTAGCAGCCATATCTGCTGTTAAAGTTTGTAAGTTAGCTATAATGTTAGCTGTTGTGTAAGCTGCTGAAGCTGCTGATTGAACAACTGTTCCATCAACTCCCGGTAATAAAAGACCTGTTACAGCTCCTGAGAAGCCATTGAATTTCCCTGCTACAGCAGTTCCTGCCCAAATACTTTCTTCAGTTGCTTGTGCTATAATCTCACCTAAGTAAGAAATAACATAGTCATCAAAACTTGCAGGTGGTGGTGCGCCTGCTCCTGCTCTCATATTTTGCGCTTCAAAGCTGCTCAACAAGTTAGCCTTACATAAATCCACATTTATTTGTAGATTTTTTGGCTCGATAAATTTTGTTTCTGTTAGTGTTAGTGTACCTGCATCATTAAAATCACAAGTTGCGTCAACTACTAATCCTGAGTTGCCCATAACCTGCAAATTACTACGATACTTCACGTTTTCCATCATTGTTAAATATTCCAATGATTTTGCTTCTTTTAAACTTTGCGCAATGTAGAATCCTGCACTTTTTCCCGCATAGTTTGAATTTACTGTAAATGCCATAATTTGTTTTTTTTATTTGTTATTATTAATTGTTTAAGTTGTATAAAATTCTTTCCTGACTAGAAAGTTTGTTAAATTGTTTTTTAGATAAAGTAGGTCTTTCTGAGCTAAATTTATTTACATCTAAAGGTGCAGCAGCAGGCTGTGCCGCTAATTCAGTCTTTAGTTTTTCGTTTTCTTCTTTTAACTTAGTCAATTCATCTTCTGCTGAGAACTCAACTACTTCTGTAGTTTTTATAGACTTAGGATTTGTAGAAGGTTCAACTGTTTCTTCAGACATTTCTTCAACTTCATCATCACCACCAACTTTAGCTTCTTTAAGTTTAGCTACAGCGATTTCTAAGTTTTCAATTCTTTTCTCCATACCTTTCCAATCTGCAACATCAGCTTCTTCTTCATAGTCTTCTTTTTCATCTTCTTCAGCTAATACTGTTTCTTCTGCTAAATCTTCTTCTTCAACTGTATCTACTTCTTCTGTTTCTGACTCAATAACTTCAGCCACTACCCCTTCTTCAGAAATTCTTACTGATACCCCTGATTCTAAACGATATGTTCCGATTGGAGCAGGTATAGTCGTTCCATCCTCTGTGAGAACTGAAAAATCGACTCCTTCTTCTAATTCTTCAGCAGTTGAAACGAAAATAGTTCCGTCTTCTGATTTTGCTTGCCACTCTAACTTAATTGTTTCTTCTTTGTTAAGACCTAGAGCTACTAAGATTTGTTCTTTAATGTCCATAATTCTTTTTAGTTTTATTAGTGTTTGTAATATATAATAGATAAACTATTACTTTGTTTGATTTTGCTTAATTATTTCATTTAGTGCTGAAAGAATTTCCTCGTTTGTTGGCTGTTGTTTTTGCATAGATTCGTATTTTGAAGTAAAAAAACCTTCAATTGATAGGCCTTTAACATCACCTGTTTTCACCTTTTCCCATAGGTCAGGATTAGTTATAGACATTTTCACCATCCAAGTTCCTGCAGGAAGTGAATAGCCATAAAGAGTAGATTTATCTGTTTTACTATCTTCAATAATCCAAGACTCAACCGTTAAAACTCCACTAACTCTTTCTTCGTGTTGATATGTAGCTTTGTGATGATTATTGTTTTTTAAATAACTATATGCACATCTTTTTACAGTATCTTTACTAAAATAAACATAATAGTCTGAATCTGTATCAGCGTCATATCGGTATATATTTTTTAAAGGTATTAAAGCAGGTGAAATTATTTCCTGTTTTTCAGAATCTATTTTAGCAAGAGTTAAGTTATTTTTAGCTTTACTCATATAGACCATATTCTCCTCAATAGCAGGTGCAGATACTAAGCTAATAGCATCAATAGCCAAAGATTCGTTAGATTCATCAATAACTAATTCTACTATTTTAGTTTCTTTAATTTCTTCGTAATAGTCTTTGTTGGCTTCTTCACATTCAGCAATTGAGTCATAAGTACAGTCTCCTGTCTTTCCCCATTTATATTTTCCGTTTTCACATTCTTCGCAAGGCATAGTATATAATATATTAAGTTAGTATTTATTTGATTTTAGATTGTAGCTCTTCTTCTAATATTGGCTAATTGGTTTTGACTGTTTGTCATTTCATCTGTTACAACGTAAGCTCTAGTAGGTTCAGGTTCTAATCCTCCTGATAAATCAAAAGCTCCTGACATCATTTGAGGTGCAGGTGTAGATGATGCAGGTGCTGAAACAGAACCACCACCACCACCACCACCACTTTCAGGACTTGTAGAAAGAATTTTCTGTATAGATGCTGCACCCATAACTCCTGTAGCTACTGCTTGAATAACATTAAAAGGAGCAGGTACATTAGCCATTGCATTCATAATAGCTTGCTGCGTGTTGTAAATAGTCTTTGCTACTGCTACTGCCTTTTGTGCCTTATCACTTTTTTCAGTTAAAGCTCCTAAAGCATCAAACCCCATAGCAATAGTCTTATTCTTCTCTTGTTCTACTAATTTTGCGTAAGCTATCTTTTTATCCATTTCTTCTTTAGCTAAATCTAAAGACTTTTTCATAGCTTCCTTATCAGCTGCTTCTTTTTCTTTTCTTGCTTTTGATTCTGCATCTGCTATTCTTTTATTTTCAGCGTCTATTAGGTCTTGTTTTTCTTTAGCTCTAGCTTTTTCTTCAGCTAATATTTCTCTTTCTAAACTATTGACTTCAGTAACAACCCTTCTACGCATTTTAATAGAAGCAGTTTCTTTTTCAATAATTTCTGTTTTTAATCTTGCTAATTCAGCTTCATCTTCAGCACTATTTTCACTTAAAGCCATTTCTTCTTGCTTTATTGCCATTCTTTCTCTAGCTAAAGCAATTTCATCTTCTGTTGTTTTTGCTTCTAATTCTAGTGCTTTTTTTAAGTTTTCTAATCTTTCTTCTGCTGATTTTGTTTCATCTTCTGCTATCAATCTAGCTTTTTCTATTTCTTGTCTAGTTTTAGCTTTCTGAACCATAAACTCATTGTCAGCGTCTCTTAAAGCCTGAGTTCTTCTAGTAAGCTCAACCATAGCTGCAACTTCTTCTTTTATCTCCTCAGTAATTCCTGCAAATGTTCCTTTTAATGCTTCTCCTGCTTTTCTAAATTCTCCTGAGAACACATAACTTATAGCTTCACCTACCTTACTAAGTCTGTCTGTTAAAACATCTACAACTGCACCCATAGCAGTAAACGCTTGCGTTAATTTATCAGCACCTCTTTTTGTATTTGTGAAATACGATATTAGCGCAGTTACAGCTATAAGTAAAGCACCAATTCCTGTACTCATTATACCTGCTTTAATAGTTGCAAATGATGCTTTTGCTGTAGTTGCTACTGATGTAAACCCTGCTTTTACTCCATTTAAAGAAACTCCCATTACTTTAAATTCACCTGCTAAATTTGACGCATCTTTTGACACATCACCAATGTTGGATTTTACGTTTATATTTATATTTTCGTCTGCCATATCTTTATTTTTAAAGTGCTACTCCTGTTTTTATTTGTGTCATCCTAATTGTTGTTGCCCACATTAAAGTTCTATTATTTGCGCCTTTTACTGTTTGTACAAGATTTGTACCTGATACTGAAATGTCACAAGTCCATCCTGTAGTTGTACCTGTATTAGCTATTGTACTTCTTGACTTGTCAATACTTAAAGTTCCT